AAGTTTTGAAAACATGTTAGAGCAAGGTACATTTGGCTTTGGTGTTTAAGTAACACCCTCAATATAGGGTAAACATGATATACTATAGGAGTGGTAGAGATACTAACAAAAAAAAAAAGACAGATAGAAAGGAAGATTTAAATGTTATTACAAATTAACAAGGTAGTAAAGGAATTAACAGAAGGAGAACCGTGTCCCGCGTTGGTAGATTATGTAGATGGGATTACACATACTCAACAATTTACAGATGGTATCAAATGTTTCAAGAAAGATGGTACTCAAATTTTAGTGGTACGAAAAAATCCGTTTGAAATTGAGATTGAAAACCTTGATAATTATGAAGGTTTTAAAGTTTATGCTGTATATCTATTAAATGATGAAGGTAAAACATTACGTAAATTAGCATAAATTAAAAGAGTGGCTAAACACCACTCTTTTTTTATATGTTTTGTGTTAAAATAAGGTGTATAGGAGGGTTTAATATGAAAAATCCAGTAATTTATGTAGTGTTATTTTACGTTTTAGGAGTATTAGCACTTGTAACAAGCATGTTTTTTGTTAGTATTGTAGCTGGTTTAGTAGCATTAGGACTATCATTATTAGTACCAGCAGTAGTTTTATACCTAGAATTGAAAGAAGGTGAATAGTTAAATGGGCGTATTTATTGCACCACAGACTAAAGCAGAGAAGAATTTTATTGATTATATTGAAAGCGGAATGGATAACTTAGGATATTTGACAGGTGAACGAGCATTACAAAATTCAGACGTGTTCACAGGTGTAAATATCATTGGTGGTGATATTGGTAAATCACTATTCAGAAAAGTTCCAGATGAACACGCAGACCAAAGTTTTTTACAACTAATCAACAAGCGACCACATGAAAAACAAAGTCATTATACATTCATGTATGCAACAGTTGCACAGCTAATTCTTTATGGTAACTCATACGCAATCATTCACAGAGAAAAAGAGAATGATTATAACTCACCAATTAAGTCATTAGAGTTTGTAACAGCAGACCAAGTGAACCTAATTCAAGATATGACAACAGGTGAATGGCGCTATGATGTAACGTTAGATTATGGTAACCACATGTTAAGATGTGAACCACGTGACATCTTACACTTTAGAATTTCAGTTGTAGATGGTTTCATTGGTCGTAGTCCTTTATTGTCTTTACGTGATGAAATCGGAATGCAAACAAACGGCAACAAGATTTTATCCAAGTTCTTTGCAAACGGTGTTTTCGGTGGCGGAATCTTAAAACTTAAAAAAGGTTATGTAGACAACGCAACCAAAAAGAAAATTCGTGAAGATTTTGAAAGAGCTAATGGCGGAAGTACAAACAGTAATGGTGTTATCGTTTTAGATGAAGCAACAGACTTCACAGAATACAAAATGAATACTGATATTTTGAAATTGATTCAATCAAACAAATTCAGTACGCAACAAATTGCAAAAGTTTTAGGTATTCCATTGAACCGCTTTGGTATGGAATTAGTAAACTCAACTGATAGCGGACAAAATGACATCTATATTGCGTCAACAATTAGTCAATATGAATCTGCAATCTGTGACGAAATCGCAATTAAAACAGGTAATGTTTTAGAAATGGACTTTTCAAGTCTAATGAACGATACATTAGATGACAGACGCAAACAATTATTTAGTGGAAAAGCAAGTAAAGAATTACTATCAACTATCAAAGAAAACGAAGTTCGTGCATATTATGGGTATGAACCGTTAGAAGATGGAGAAACAACAGTTAAAACAGAGAGTGAAGAAAAGGAAGTGTACGAGAATGAAACAGACGCAACTGGAAATTAGACAACTACATGAGTTCGTAAATGAAAACAATATTGTTGAAGGTTACGCATTAAAATTCAATAAACCATCAAAGGACCTAGGTGGTTTTATTGAAACTATTGACGCAAGAGCGTTGGACGGCGTTAATATGGAAGATGTAAAATTATTTTTAAATCACGATTCAGGCAACTTACTTGGAAGAACAAAGAGCGGTACACTTCAATTATCAGTTGATGAAGTGGGTTTGAAATTCCGTTGTGAGTTACCAAATACAACACTTGGAAATGACGTGATGGAACTTGTAAAACGTGGTGACCTTAGTCAATGTTCATTTGGCTTTACGGTTGCGGAAGATGAATGGGAAAGGAGAGACGGCAAACCAGTTAGAACTATCAAAAAAATCAATACACTAGCTGAAATATCACTGGTTTCAATTCCAGCATATGATGACACAGATGTTGCAGTAGCTAAACGCTCACTTGAAAACATGGAAGTAAACGAAATGGAAAAACGCAAACTAGAATTACAGTTACGACTAGCAACCTTGTAAGAGTAACGCCCACAACTCACCTTGTTCATGATATACTATCTTTAGTAAGAAAATAATATGTAAAGGAGTTTACAGCATGAACAAGGCAGAGTTAGAAGCGCAAGCAAAATCTTTGTTGGCAGAAGGTAAACTTGACGAAGCTAAAAAAGTTATTGAACAGTTAGAAGCTTTGAAAGATAAAACACCAGCTGAAAACGAAGAACGTGCAGAAGATAAAACAGAAGCACCTAAAGACGAAGTCAAAAAGGAAGAGCTTAAAGAAGAACCAAAGGACGAACCTAAAGACGAAGTCAAAGACAAACCAAAGGAAGAACCAAAAAAAGAAGAACGTTCAATTGAGAACGCAAAAGGAGAAGATATTGACATGGAGAAAGTAAAAATCAATGGTAAAGAGTTAGCAGAGCCAGTAACAGAACAACGTGCGTTTTTAGACTACGTAACTTCAAAATCAACTAGCGTAAAATCATTTAACGAAACACGTGCGGTTGATGACGGACAAGTTAAATCAACAGACGCAGAAGCAATTATCCCAGAAGATATTATCACAAAAGCACGTAAATTACCAGACACAGTTGTTGACTTACGTAATAAAGTGAACAGCATCAAAGTTAAAACATCTGGCGGTAAATACCCAATCTTGAAATCAACTACTGCAAAAATGGTAACAGTTGAAGAGTTGGCAAAAAACCCAGCATTGGCAAAACCTGAATTTGAAGAAGTTCCTTACAACGTATCAACTTACCGTGGTCAAATTGTTGTATCACAAGAATCATTAGATGATTCAGCGGACGACTTAGCTGGAATTATTGCTGATTCAGTACAACGTCAAGGCTTAAACACAACTAACTTTGTTTTAGCTAACTTGTTAAAAACAGCTACAGGAGTACCAGCAAAATCATTAGATGACATCAAAACACAGATTAACACTGGTTTCGACCCAGCTTACGGTTTAGAATTAATTGTTACTCAATCATTCTACAACGCAGTTGACATCATGAAAGACGGTGAAGGCCGTTACTTATTACAAACTGACATTACAGCACAGTCTGGTAAATCATTGTTTGGTGTTCCAGTAACAGTGTTGAAAGATGAAATGTTAGGTAAGAAAGGTGATAAAGTGGCATTCTTAGGCGACCCAGTAGCATTTGCAACATTCTTCAATCGTGCTGAAACTACTGCTCGTTGGATTGACCACGAAATTTATGGTCAATACTTAGCAATCTTCATGCGTTTTGATGCTAAAGTAGTAGACAAAAACGCTGGTAAATTCATTACATTAACACCACAATTGCCCTAGTACACCACCTGTGGTAGGACAGGTGACACCAGCAGATACAAGTGTATCAATTGAATTGAGTTAAACACTAAGAGGTGGGGCATACGCCTTACCTCTTTTTAAAATATAAAAGGAGAGTGTAAATTATGGCTAAAGTATTTAATGTATACAAGAAAACAGGTGAAAAGATTGTGACTGAACAACCATCACCAGTAACAATCATTGGTTTAACAGCAGAAAAACTATATAGTAAAGGTGATTTTCAAGTAACAGCTATTGAAGATGGTAAGCCAGAATCTAGCAAAGTAGATGTACCAGCATTCACTACAACTGCAACAGCTGGATAATAAAAGAGGGTTTAGCCCTCTTTTTAACTAAGGAGGTATGATAATGTTAACATTAGAAGAGGTAAAAAACAATTTACGTTTAGACTATGATGCAGATGATGTTTATATTCAGACGTTAATTGATACAAGCTCAATGTTTATCTTAGGTGCTATTGAGGTTAAAACAGTTCCAAATGATGTACGCTTTAAGACTTGCCAGTTCATGTTGGTTTCTCTTTGGTATGAAAACCGCGTTCCAGCAACCAGCGCACTGCAACAAGATGTACCGTTCACTATTCAGGCATTTATTTGGCAATTAAGGGGGCTATCTGATGGCGATACCAACACAACATCTTAATCAGAAAATCACTATTCAAGAGAAAACAACAGCTAAAAACGATAAATTTGAATGGGTAACAACGTGGGTTGATAAAGCAACTATATGGTGTAGTGTAAAACAACAGTATTTCAGAGATTTTAAAGAAACATATGGTACTGCATTAGAGGATACAACTAATTTTGTTGTGCGTTATGAACAGCGTTTCCAATTACAAAATGATATGCGTGTTGTATATAAAGGTGTTAACTATGAAATAGTATCCATTTTAGAAGGTAGCTATGACCGTGACTTCACAACATTAGTATGTAAGAGGGTTAAGAAATGAGTAAGCAGAATTATGCTGACTTTTCAGACGCATACAACGCACTTATAAAGATTGGCAAAAACGCAGATGGTATCACAGCAAAAGCACTGAATAAAGCTGGAGAAATAGGAGAGCAAGAACTTGCTAAACGCACACCATATTGGAACGGTAAAAAGTACAGTAGAAAAGACCAGATGTACAAGCGTGAACATATGCAGAAAAATACAGCAATGACAAAAGCAAGCAAAGGTAAACATGAAGTGTTGATTGGGTATAATGACCAAGTTTCGTGGAGAGTTCACTTCACAGAATTAGGAACAATGACACAAAGACCGCAACATTTCATTGAAAAGACCATTAAAGAGGTTCAAGACGAAATAGAAAAGATAATTATTAAAGCAATGGAGGAGGCGTTTCTAAAATGACATTACCTATTTTACAAGTGGCACAGACACTTAATGAAGCACACCCAGAAGTCAACTGGTTTACTAATGAAGTACCAAACGAATTTGTGTCACTTCCTAAGTTGCCAGTAGGTAGAATCACAGAGCTAGACATGGACTATCACGCATACGCAAGTGCAGACCCAAATTATTACACAACCTATATCCAAGTTGATTTGTGGGTTGAAGATTTGACAATGTTGGATAAATACTATCTAGCAATTGATAAGACTATGCGTGCTGACAACGTACAATGTTCATTTAGTACACAGACATATGAACCAGACCTAGAGGGAGCCAGTCGCATTGTGAAACGTTACGTAATCACTCAAAGAGTTGTCTAAGTGACGCCCTAAAAGTAGTTGATTAATGATATAATTATTCTAGTAAGAAAATATAAACACTAAAGGAGAGAAACAATTATGGCAGTCGTAGGATTCAAAAAAGCTATTATCAGTGTACCTAAAGCAGGCGGAACTGGCGTTGATAAATACACAATTGATAATAGCGGTGGCGGTACTATTGAAGCGTCAATTCAAGGAATTTCAGCAGAACAAACAACCGTTTATGCGTCAAACGTTCCAATTTGGGTATCAGCTAAAGGAGTTGGAGAGTTAACAGCTTCATTAAACGTATTTGACTTGTATAAAAACAACGTTTATGAGAAAATTTTAGGTATTCAACGTGGTGAAGATGGTATTGCAATCGTTGGTGAAGATACAGAAGCGCCTTACGTTTCAGCAGTATTTGTTGCAGACGGTGCAGACGGTAAAGAGATGTACTTTGGTTTAGTTAAAGGACGTTTCAGCCACCCAGAAATCGCATTGAATACAACAGAATCTGGTGGTACAGAACCAAACACAGAAACAATTGAAGGTTCATTTGTAACAGATTCACGTGGCTTTGCATACATGAGTGCTGTTTCAAGCAAAACATTAACACTTGATAACTTTGTTGACAAAGTAAACAATATTAAGCATTTGCCCTAGTACACCACCTGTGGTAGGACAGGTGACACCAGCAGATACAAGTGTATCAATTGAATTGACTTAGAAGAGCTTAACGGCTCTTCTTTTTTATTACACTGGTTTCACCAACACCCACAATCATTGCTTTTAATGCTATAATAACTATAGTAAATAAAATTATTTGGAGGAATAAACATGGCAAAACAAACAAAATCATTCAGTATTAACTTAATTATTGACGGAAAAAACCGCAAAATTACAAAAAAAGGTGTCAAAGTTAAGACAATGCGTAGTATTATGAAGTATTACCGTGATATGGAAAACGTACAAAAAGACATGGCTAATGGTGTAGAAGTTGACCAATTAGAATTGTTAGATTCAATGATTGTATTATTAGTTGAAATCTTTGAACACCCAGAAGTTACATTTGAAGCAATTGAAAACTCAATTGAATCTGATGACTTAGTAGACGTTTTAGAAAACATCTTAGGAACTATCATGGGGGTTGATGATTCAAAGGAAGCCTAGAGGACGGTGTAGAAGTTAACTGGGACGAATCTTTAGAATCACTAAATAAATTATATAATTCATACATGGAAGGTGGTTGGACCGTTAATGATGTTAGCGAAGCTGACTACCTTCTTTTATTGGAATTATTCAGTGATAATACTAAAGAGAAAAAAGAAGAGAAACAAGACCCATTAGCATTTTTTGGCACTGTCCTATCACCAACAGACCTAGCAAAAGCAAAAGGAGAGATTGAATAATGGCAGACAAAGTTATTGGCAATATGAAGTTTGGTATTGGTGTTGACGGTGTAGACCAGACCATTAATACATTAGACAAATTAAACAAGTCAATTAAACAACAAGAGTCCGCAATGAAAGCCAATTTATCAGTGTTTGATAAATCAGGACAAAGTATTGAGAAATTGCAACAAAAAGAAAAAGACTTAGCAACAGCTACTGACTTACAAGGTAAGAAAGTGGAGCTACTAAGTAAGAAACGTCAAGACGCTATTGCAAAATATGGTGAAGAATCAAACCAAGTTAAAACACTAACAACACAGTTAAACAATGCTAGTGCCAAATATAACGGAATGCAAAAAGATTTGCAAAAAACTACAGCTGATGTTATCAAGTTTGAGAATGGTTTAGACAAACTAGGTCAAGAAATTAAAGATAACGCAAAAGACTTCCAAACACAAGCCAACGCAATGGATAAAGCTGGCGACAAAATGGGTGCTTTGGAAACAAAACAGGCTGGTTTAAAACGTCAATCAGACCTAACTAAACAGGCTATTGCTGGTCAAGAAAACGCAATCAAACAATTAACGCAAAAGTTTGGTAAAAATTCAACAGAAGTTAGCAAAGCTGAACAAGAGTTACAAGGCTTTAAAAAGCAATTAAACAATACAGACAGTGAACTAGATTCAGTATCTAAAGGAATGCAAGAACTAGGTAAGTCAAGTGGTGACACTAGTGAAGGTTTAGGACTAGCAAGTAAAGGACTACAAGGTTTAGTTGCTGGTGTTGGTATGGCGGTAGCTACTAAAGCACTTGATATGATTAGTGACGCTGTTACAGAAGTTGTTGAAAATATTAATGCTGGTATTGAAGCTGTTGACAAATTCAAAGGTGCGTTTGATTGGGACGCAGAAAGCGCCCAAGCTGTTTCAAGACTGGCTAACCAAATAGTTGCGGAAGGTTATTCAGACGACATCAACGAAGTAGCAGACGCTATGGTGCGTGTTCAAAATGTAATGGGTGCAGATGTTGCAGACGACGATATGCTACAACGCATGACACGTAACGCAATTGCCTTTTCTAAAAATACAGGTGCAGATGTAAACGAGACTATTCGTGGTATTGGTAAAATGATGGTTAACTTTGGCATTGACGCAGACCACGCTTGGGACTTGATGGCACGTGGCGCACAAATGGGACTTGACCAAACAGATGAACTAGGCGACAACATGGCGGAATACTCACAAGTATTTGGTCAAGCTGGTTTCACAGCAGAACAAACATTTAACATGTTACAAAACGGACTTGATAATGGCGCATATAACCTAGACAAAGTCAATGACTTAATCAAAGAAATGGGTCTATCATTAACAGACGGACGTTTTGAGGACAACATAGGTATGTTCAGTCAAGGTACACAAGAACTGTTTAGACAATGGCAACAAGGTGGAGCAACACAAGCAGACGTTATTCGTTCAATGATTGGTGACTTTAGCGGTATGGAAAACCAATATGAAGCACTGAATAAAGCTGGCACAGTCTGGTCCGCATTGGGTGAAGATAATAGCTTAAATGTTATCAAGTCATTAAACAATACATCAATGGCATATGATAATGTAGAAGGCGCACAAGACGCAATGAACAACGCAATGAGCAACACAACTGGAATGGACGCCTTTAAGTCCTCATTGAGGGCTGTTGGGAATGAAATAGGTATCTCCTTAAATCCAATGTTTGGTAAGGTGGCAGATGCTATTACAAACTTTACAGAAAAAATTCTACCAAAGATAGAGCCAGCATTAAAAAAAATGTGGGAGTATGCAGGTCCTATTCTTGAAAAACTAGGTGGATATTTAAGCACCAGTTTTGAGATTGCTAGCGATATTATGAGTACAGTTGTTAAATACGTTAGCGAGGAACTGATACCTATTCTAATGCCTAAGATTCAAGAACTTGGAGATAAGTTGGGTGGATTATTTGATAAGATAAGTAAGTTCTGGGATGAACATGGTGAAACCATATTATCTGGTCTTAGTTTCTGGCTAGAAAAACTAACACCAGTGTTTGGATTAGCGATAGAGGTTGTGGTTGGTTTTGTTGACTCTGCTATTGGTTTAGTAGATGGATTTTTCAATATTATTGAAGGCTTGACTGAGGTATTTGAAGGTATATTCAACGGAGATTGGAGCCGAATATGGGAAGGTATTAAAAAAATATTCTGGGGGGCTATTCAAGTTGTTTGGAACTGGATAAACCTATCATTCTTTGGTAAAATATTAAAAGGTGCAGGTTGGTTTGGAACCATATTTAAAGAAGGTATGTCTACAATGTGGACTGCAGTCAAAGGTTTCTTTTCAAAAGGTATATCTGGTATAATTGATGATGTATGGCGCTGGTTTAGTAGGGTTACAGGTATTGGCGGTAACTTAAAAAGTGGACTTACAGGTACTATGAAAACCCTTTGGGGTGACATAAAAGGGGTATTTAGCCGTGGTATTGATACAATTATCAAGTGGTTCACTGGGTTGCCAGGACGTCTAGGTGACGCAATTGCTAAGGGCGCTGGTCATGTTACTGGTGCATTTAAAGGTATTTTCAATAAGGTATTGAGTGCAATTGGTGGTCCAGTAAATGGTATCATTGGCGGTGCTAACTGGGTGTTAGAAAAGTTTGGCGCACCTCAAATTCCTAAATGGGACGTACCACAGTATGCAAACGGTACTGACGGACACATTGGCGGACCTATGGTAGTAAATGACGGTGGTGGTGCTGAAATGGTAATCGCACCAAACGGTCAAGCAATGATTCCAAAAGGTAGAAACGTTATGATGAATGCACCAGCTGGTACACAAGTGCTAAACGCCAAAGAAACATCAATGGTATTAGGACAAAAAGGGCGCATTCCATTCTATAAAAAAGGAACTGGTTTCATGGACGGAGTTCGCAATATGTGGGACAATACTAAGTCATTTGTTGGTAATGGTATTAACAAGGTAAAACAAACCATTGGTGACATTATGGACTGGGTAGGTAATCCGTTAGACTTAGCACGAAATGCAATTATGGGTGCAATGGACTTAGGAGGTCTAACACACGTAGCACTAGACATGGCAAAAGGTTTAGGAACAAAAGCCACAACTGCATTTGCTGAAAAAGTGAAAGCCTTATTCAAAAAGAAAGAAGAGGAGGAACGTGTTAGCGGTCCTGTAGATGGTAACTGGCGTGCATTAGTTATCAAAGCTTCCAAAGAAATGGGTGCAAATGCTAGTGAAAGTGAAATCAATGGTATCTTAGCACAGATTCAACGTGAATCAGGTGGTAATGAAAAGATTGTTCAAAGTTCAGCAGTATGGGACGTCAACACCGCAAGTGGAAACCCAGCACGTGGTTTGCTTCAATATATCCCACAAACGTTTGACGCGTACAAGGTAAAAGGACATGGCAATATTTATTCAGGTTATGACCAATTACTAGCATTCTTTAACAACACTAACTGGCGTCAAGACTTACCTCATGGAAAATCTGGTTGGGGTCCATCTGGTGGACGCATTAGAGGTTATTATAATGGTGGTATTGCAAAAGGTCCACAAATTGCAAAACTTGCTGAAAATGGTTATCCAGAATTTATCATTCCAACTGAACCAGCTAAACGAGGAAGAGCAATGGCATTGCTTAACCAAGCTAAACAAGCGTTAGGAGTGAAGGAAGAACGTAACACACCTAAGCAAGGAACATCAACAGACTTGGCAACAGTGGTTGCTTTAATGCAACAACAGAACGAATTGCTACAAGCTATCTTAGCTAAAAATACAGATGTATTATTGGACGGTAAGAAGCTTAACAAAGAGCTTAACAACCTAAATAATACACAGCAACGGAACAACAGACGTAATTTAGGTTACATTTAAAACATTAAGGCAACCCCTTTACAAGGGTTGCCTTTTGTGTTATAATACTAGTATAGTAAATTATAAAGGAGAATGAAAATGGCACAAAATTATGACTTTTTGAGAAGCTTTACATTTGACGGTAAAGAAACAAGTCACCTATTTCAGATAGCAAAAGTAAATGTACCTTTTCTGTCAAAAGACAATGATTTTTACACAGTTGGAAATACTGATGGTAAACATTTCAGAAATACTAGATTAGGTGAATACGCAATATCAATTGATGGTTTCATTATATCAGACAACAGTGGCATGACTGTATCAGAAACTAAAGATGAATTAGTTAAAATAATCAATTCAGACGAACCAAAACGACTTATATTGGACCAAATGCCAGATAGATATTTTAACGCAATATTCACAGGGACAGAAGAGTATGACGCAACAGACACAAAGTATACACCATTTACACTAACTTTTGATGTTCCTGACGCTTTAGCACATCAAGTAGAAGCTTCAAATTTTAATAATGTAACAACTAAAAATAGTAACATGGTATTAGATTCAAATTTTAAGCGTAAAGACCAGTACTATAAACCTTGGGCGCAGTTAGCAATTGAAAAACAAGGTGAAAGTAATGTATTGAGTTGTGACTTCACCGCTGGTATACCAGCCTATTATGTTGACAACAGTACACCACACCAAGCTTGGTTTTTCTATGACACATACAATAGACGTATGAACCTAGATTTGGAAGTAGGTCAGACAGTTGGATTTCAAGCTAAGGTGCGTATTAACGTAGTAGACAACGAGGTACGACCAGATAAGACAGCAGAACTAATATTGATAGAATGGGGAGACAATCCAGTTAGGAAAACATACACACATGTGATTGAGATGCCTAATGAGGTAAAAGACTGGACCATGTACGCAAAAACAATAACTATCCAAAGTCCAGAAACAACTGGATTATCAATGAACTTTGGTTTATATGGTGACCATGTTAGTGGTGATATATGCGAACCTATGTTTGCAATTGACCAGACAACACCAATGACTTACCAAGAATCGTTGATTGAACTGAAAGAAGAATTAAAAGTTGTAAACAACGGAACATACAAAGCCTATCCGCGCTTTTCATTTAAAATGAATGGTGAAAATGGAATGGTTGGGTTAGTTAACAAAAATGGTGATATTTTACAGTTTGGTAACCCAGAAGAAGTTGACTATACAGAACAGACAAGAACAGAAACAGTACAATGGTTAGACTTTTGGGGTCCAAACCTACCAGAGAACATGGTGCAGAACAGTGGTTTCATCAGCATATATCCTAATTATCTAGGTAATCCAGATACACCAAACTTAGTTGACGGAACACTGAATATGACAAAAGACGTTGATTCCGTAGTACCAAACTTCACTGGTGAAAAAACAGATGTTTGGCATGGACCAACCGCAGTTGTACCAATAACTGCACCATCTACAAATGATAGAACAGGTAGTTTCACAGCAAACATACGTTTCATTTTTACAAACTATAAAGACAACCCGCCAATGGCACATTTAGAATTTATGATTGGTGACACCGCTGGAAACCCAGTAATCAATACATTATTTAGAGATTCGCTATACCGTACAAACCATACAATTATGGAATGTTGGTACATGGGTGAAAAGGTACATGAGTACACATTAGACAAGAAGAAGTTTGGTAATACTAAGCTAGAAATAAACATTGAACGTACTGAAACCTATATAAAATGGCGCTTAGCAAGTATTAAAGGTATTAATAAAAATGATAATGTTATTGTTGGTGACAACTACATTTTCACTTACAATGTTTCTGACAAGTCTAATTTAGACAAGTTTGGCTTCTGGTTTAAGCAGTATAGTAACTTTAGAGCAAACCAAGTGATGGTTACAGATGCTAAACTAAGATGGTTAAACGTTAAGTATATTAAAGATGTACGTAACTATTACAAAGATGGTGACCTAGTGGAGTTAGACACATACTCACGTAATGTATATATCAATGGAGCTATCAACAATGAACTAAATGTTGTTGGTAACCAATGGGAAGCATTTAGACTTGATGTAGGAGAACACGAAATACTACCTTTCTATTCATCATGGGCGCTACAACCAGAAGTGAATTGCATTTTAGAACAAACATATCTATAAGATACAAAGGGGTTTACACCCCTTTGTTTTTGTGTTATAATGAGTATATAAATATTTAGGAGGTAATAGTATGGACTTTTACATTACAGATAGGACATTTAAGTTACTAGATATTGTATCAACCAGTGGTGGTACTCAATTCAAAGTAACATCAACAGAGGATACAATAAGTTTAGCAACTGCAAGTAGACGCATGAGCCTAGATGTATCATTTACACCAGAAACAAGCGCACTTGCTAAAGATGTATTCAAAGTTGGTAACTACGTTTTGTATAAAGACTTAAATGGTAAACACGAATGGATGACAATTTTAGAATCAACACACAATCCATTGACACAAACACGCAGTATGGAATTAGAAGACGCTTCACTAGACCTTTTAAACCAACATGTTGGTAAACACAAGGAAACAAAACCATTTCCTATAAAATACTATATTGAAATATTTACATCAAGTAGTGGTTTCAAAGTTGGTATAAATGAAATATCTGGACTAACTAGAGCATTAGAATGGGATTCAGGAGCAACAGCATTGGAACGTATTCAATCAGTAGCAACCCAATTTGATAATGCAGAACTTGATTTTAGGTTTACATTTAAAGGTAATGAATTAACAGGTAGATATATTGATATTAAGAAGAAGCGTGGTACAGATGAAGTACACACACTTCATGTTAATAAAGATATTAACTCAATAACTACTAAAGAAGATATTTACCAACTGGTTAATGCAATAAAACCAGTTGGTGGTATTCCAGAAGGTAAAGAAGAACCTGTTGACTTAGTTGGGTATAACTGGGTAGACCCTAATGGTCGTTTTTACTTAGATAAGGCAACTGGCTACATTTACGACAAAGAGAATGTAAAGCACTGGTCAAGAACCCACAACGAATCAAACTATTTTCAACAGCAATTAGAGTTTGAAACAACAGCACAAAACAAGTTGCGTGACTATGCAGTTAAACATCTAAAAGATTATGGAAAACCACTGGTTGCCTATGAAGTTGACATTGCCAACATACCTTACAATTTACAAGTTGGTGACTATATTAAGTTAGTAGATGAAAACGAAAAGTTATATCTAAAATCACGTGTTCAAGAATTGAAGTATGATTATACAACAGACAGTGTTGAAGCACAACTAAGTGATTTCGTTGTTTTAGAATCAGGAATTAATGATGATTTAAGGAAGTTAGCTGACCAAATAAATAATAAGGTTAGAAGTATACCACGTGTATTTGTTCAAGAAGAACCACCAGTAAACCCTAAACAGGGTGATATGTGGTGGGTGGTTGATGGGACTGTACCACAACCAACCATAGCTAGGTTAGGTGACTACGAAACACGTGAGGTAAAAGAAAACCCTAAAATAGCTTCTTATAAGGTTTGGGACGATTTAAAAACAGAATGGGTTGAACAGACAATTGACCAAGCTGTTTTAAACATTGAAACATTAAACGCTATCACAATGAACGGTTCTACAATCAATGGTTCTGAATTTTTGAATACATTTAAAGCAACAGTAGCTGGTGAACAATTAGAAGGTGTATCAACAGTTGCTGGCGGTGAAATGGAAATTGAATACAAGAACTTAACAACAAACAGAACAGGTTCAACAAGGTTGTTTTCACAAGGGTTTGACGCACGTGTACTAAATACTGACAGTTCAGTAAACCAATACGCAAGCCTTACACCAGCAGGGTTGTCATTACTAGATGCACAAGGTAACAGTGGTTTCTTAACTGCTGAATTAGTAATGCAATTCGCAAATACAGCTCGCAGATTATACAGTGGAGCATCTTGGGTTGGTGCAAATGATATAATTACACCAACACTTACCATGGATGAAGTTGCAATAGGTTGGTTGTTTATGTGGCAACCCTATAACACATCAACATCAACACCAGGTGCTTGGGACTATACGTACTACCTAGTTCCAAAAGCACATGGTACTTACAATAATGGTAGAGGTATTGTAATGCGACTACAAGGTGCTTCAACTGGTGCTGGTGCAAATGATACTATATTCAAATATGTATATGTTAGTAAAACACAGATAAAAGGACGTGCAGAAAATGCACAAGATAATGGTGCTAAATGGGTATTGACAGGTGTATTTTCAGTATAGAAAGGATGTAAAACAATGGAAATTTGGATACCAGATAGAGTAGGTTTCTTAACAGGATATACTACAGAAGCTTATGAGGATTATATCAAATGTGACATTGATATAACAGAAGCAAACTCTATGCAAGGAGGATTGATTGACTTTCATAATTACTATTATGATGGTAAAGAATTGACCAGAAATACAGATAATGATTTCCAAAAGTTTTTAGATGAAGAAGCAAATAAACCACCAGAACCATCTAAGGAAGAAATGGCTGAAAGACTAGCAAAATTAGAAGCATTACTTTCTGATTTACTATAGTTAAAAACACCTCTAAAAAGAGGTGTTTTTATTTGCGTTTTAATGCATAATCACCTTACTTTTAATCTGAAAAACGCTTAGAATCGTCCTGTGAAGCACACTATTTCCCTTATTTAAATGCTATACTATAATAGTAGCTGAAAGGCGGTGATTATAATAAGATAGGGAGATGTAGGCATGGAAGATAAGGACTTTATGGAAATAAAAGTGCAACTAGCTAGAATTGAATCAAATTTAGAAGGTATTCCAGATTTGAAAAATGAATTAAAGGCAAATAATAATTTATTGAGTGAAACCCATCACCGTTCAATTCAAAATGAGAAAGACATTGCTAGTATAAATGACCGTTTAACTTGGCTAACACGCACAGTATCAGGAGCAATCATTGTTGCTGTTATTGGTGCTATTATAACTATATTATAAGGAGAGTGTTAAAAATGGATTGGAAAACACGTATCAAAAACAAAGCGTTCTGGATTGCTTTAATTCCAGCAGTAATTGTTCTGATTCAAGTTGTGGGAAACATTTTTGGATTAGACTTATCAAACCTAACTGGTTTGAGCCAACAACTAATTGATGTTGTTAATGCGGTATTCGTTGTGTTAAGTATTTTAGGGGTAGTTATAGACCCAACCACAAAAGGTATTAAAGACAATAAGGAGGATAAATAAGTATGAAATTAAAAGGTATTTTATTTGGTGCATTAGCAACCATTGGTTTGTTTGCTGGAATGCAAACAGCTAACGCATATGAAGTTAATAACGAGTTCAATTTAAGCCCTTGGGAAGGTTCAGGACAGGTTGCAGTACCTAATAAGATTATCTTACACGAAACTGCCAATGAACGTGCCACAGGACGAAATGAAGCAACATACATGAAAAACAACTGGTTTAACGCACATACAACAGCTATCATTGGTGATGGTGGTATTGTTTATAAGATTGCACCAGAAGGTAACATTTCATGGGGTGCTGGTAATGCAAACCCATACTCACCTATTCAAATTGAGTTGCAACATACGCATGATAAAGAGTTATTCAAAAAGAACTATAAAGCATACATTGACTATACAAGGGACATGGGTAAAAAGTTTGGTATTCCTATGACACTTGACCAAGGTTCTTCTGTTTGGGAAAAAGGTGTTATCTCTCATAAATGGGTATCAGATTATGTATGGGGTGACCACACAGACCCATATGGTTACTTAGCAGAAATGGGAATCAGTAAAGCACAACTTGCTAAAGACTTAGCCAATGGGGTATCTGGTGAATCAGTAAAACCAACACCAAGTAAACCAAAGACATTCAAAAAAGGTCAAAATGTTTACATTTATAACGGTCACAAGTCACACAATGGACCATTGGTACCATTCGTAGCTGGTGCAAGTCTTTGGACACAAGTTGGTACAATTACAGAAGTGAAACAAGGTGCAGTCAATCCTTATAAGATTGAAAACAGTGGTAAATTTGTAACATATGCTAACGCTGGCGACTTAGAGGACCTTAACACTAAGTTCCCACCAAAACCAAGTAAACCAGTTAATCAGTTTACAATTGGTGTTGAGGCTATTGTTTTACGTAGTGGACGACCAAGCGTATATGCGCCAGTATATGGAACATGGAAACAAGGTGCAGTATTCAAGTATGATGAAATCACAGTTGGTGACGGTTATGTATGGATTGGTGGAACAGACACTAATGGTACACGTATTTACTTACCAATTGGACCAAATGACGGAGACCCCAACAACACGTGGGGTACATTAGTATAAAACAAAAAGACACCCAATATAGGGTGTCTTTATTTGCGTTTTAATGGATAATCACCTTACTTTGAATCTGAAACGTGCTTAGAATGCTCCTATGAAACAATGGTTTCCAAGATATTTGGTGCATATCCACCAATTACAACAGGTTCATCATCAACAATGTTTTTAAATACAACAGGTAGTGAACGGTATCCTTTTTCCATTAAATACTCTAATGCTTCTGGTTCTTCATCAACATTGTGTTCTTTATAATTAACTCCTAACTCTTGTAATTTTCGTTTTGTCATTTTGCAAGGCATGCAATTGTTTTTAGTATATACTGTAATCATTCTTAATTCCTCCTATTAGTTGATAGGTAAAGTATAACACCTTACCTATCTTTTGTCAACACTTTAATCAATATAATTTTTTACTTCAACTGGTTTGAATCCTTGTAATTCTCGTTCATGATGCGCTTGTTCAATACGTTCTTTCCAAGATTCACCAAACCAGAGTTCAAGCGTATCTTCTACTTGGTCAATATAGTATTGTTTGTCAACTTCATCAATTGTAATACCTTCACCAATCGCTTCATTACTGATTGTGTAGTATTCTGGTGCGTTTGCCAGTCCTTTTGTATATGAAATGTTATCCTTAAATTCATCAGCTTCAATATCTAATAATTGACCTTCTTTGACCTTAAACAATTCTACTGCATTTGTTTTATCTTTTACTGCGAACACACGGTTAACCTTTTGTGCGTTGAACTCATTACCTTCACTATCACGTGCAACCGTTCTATCAAAGGTCCAACCTGTTTTAGTAATGATTTGAAACTGTCTTAGTTCATTACATTCATGGATAAACTCTTTATAATCTTTACCAGCTACCAGATAATTAATGAACGCATTTGATACAATCGCTTTTGACACTTTCATACCACCAGTTAAGCCAATAGCACCTTTTACTTTTACTTTTCCATTTGGTTGTACCGCAATGTAGTTGTTTACATCTTTTTGCCAAATTTCACGAAACATGTCCTTATCTAGTGTAAGTCCAATCTTGTTAGCAAATTCATCTAATGCTTCATCAATTGCTTTGTCATCTGCTTCACTGTTTGGAATATACGCATGTGCATCTGTATTTGATTGAATAAATTGTGCTTTACCTTTAATCAATTCATACATGTTCGTCATAATCAATTGACCTGTAGCACAAACTAAGAACTGGTTTCTTGGGTCATATAGTCCATTAAATTCAGCACCAGATGCACCAAACTTAGTGTTAAGTGGTAACTTGATACCGTTAATCATTACCCAAGTTGGTACTTCTACACCCTTAATATCAGCTGTTTCTTCACCTGAATACTTAGCATCCATGCGTTGTTTAAGTAAGTCACTATAGCGGTGAAGTTTATCTTTTGGAATATTTCTTGATAGTAGATTGAACTGAACCATTGTATTTGGATATAGTGAACCCCAGTCACGCATTGGGAACAATCCAATATGAATATAGCTAGGTACTGCACCATGCACACCACCACTACCAAATACCATTTCATAGCCATCTTCTGTAGTGTAGTTTAGTGACACATTTAGTTTACCATTTTCATTTAGTTCAAACTCATGATTCAAGTAAGCTTCTGCAATCTCTTTTGTATTAATGTTTAATCGTTTATCTAACTCTAATGGGTCTGTCAAGTCTGGTCTAACTTCTTGTTTAGTTGCACCAAGTAATTTAGCTGTCAAGTTAGCATTGGTTTGTAATAGGTCTGTCTTATCCATGTCAAACATTAAAGCAATAGTTGCTTTAGCTAACAACATACTAATGTTTTGTTCAAAACGTTTTTCAGTAGCTAATACATCATTCATACAGTATGCAACATTTTTCTCTTTTTCTTCATCTGTCAAAGGTCTATCCATGTCAAAATCTACTTCTGTTTCTTTAATGTTGATACCTAAGAATGCTGAATGTTCTTTTAAGCTAAAACCTTTGTTATCTTGGTATAGGTCCATTCCAAACAATGGCGTTTTATGACTATCAAACATCTTGTAAACTAGACCCCTATTATCTGATTCAATGATTGTTTTAGACATTTGATAAGCGTTTTTGCCTTGTAAATAGCCACGCATTACATTATTATCATATGACGCATTATTATACCCAATGAACATTGAATCACGGTATTCAAGGTAAAACTTGCGTAATTCTTCAAGGTCATTATTAATAATGAACCATTCTTTTGTAAAGTAATCACGGAATACAAATAAGTTATCATGTTTAAAAATCTCAATATCAAATAATAAAATGGTTTGTTTTGTTAATGGTTCACTTGGTTTAAACGGTGTTTCATTACCTTTTGAAATACTTCTAATAGGTTTGACTGTGGCAAAACCATTGCTAAATTTTAAGTCAATTAGTAAACGGTCACCAACTTCAACATTTTTCCATTTATCCCAGTCATATTTGCGAAACTTCATGATGTAGCTTGTAACGTCCCTACCATCTTCTAGTGAGCGCATTTTAACTACTTTCATTTCTTTTCCTTTTGCTGATAACTTTTTGTTAGATTCAATGACAACCACATCATGTTGACCAGCTCGCATTGGGTCAAGACTTCGTGAATTACCTTTTAAATTACTGAATACTTCCAATAGTTTTTCAGCTAGTTCTGGTGCCTTTTTAAATTCTGCAATGTTTTTCATATATTAATTCCTCCAATGTGTTTATATTAATAGTTTACTTTATTAATGTGATTCTGTCAAGTGTTTTTGTTGCTAATTTCAACTCACGTTGTAAGAAACCTTCTGTAGCACCATTTGCAAATCTACAGATAAGCTCTACACCATCAATAGGCTTAAATGCTTTAGCTAAGATATATGCTTTATCACCTTTGCTACCAATACCATTGTGGTTATCGTTTTTAAGTTCTACATATTGCCCTACTTTAAATGTGTTTTTCATTGTCATTCCCTCCTATATGTATATAATAACAAAACCCCTAACATAAGTCAAGGGTTTTGTTTGTTTATTTTTAGAATGGTAAATCATCAGCTGTAATGTCAATTGAGTGATAAACTTCTTCAACTGGTTTTTGTTCTGGTTGGTCCTCTGGGTCAAGAGGTAATGCTTCTAACCAACCAACGTTGCTTGTTGGGTCTAATTGATTTTTATTAACTGTAACATCAACAACCATTCCAACCGCTTTTTCTGCTGTTTCCCAGTCCACACCTACATCTTCAAATAGTTCGTTGAATCGCGCTTTTGCTTTTCCAAGTTTAGCCATGTTAGGAATGAACATTTCTTTTTTAGCAACCCATACCCCTGTGTTGAAGTTGAATGCGTAGTGCTTACCTTTATGTTCAATAACTACTGAACGTCCTTTAGGTGAATCTTGAATTGCAACAATAGGTGCTTTCTTAATACGTTTTAAGCTAACCAGTGGTTTCTCAATTTTGATAAAACCGGAGCCTTCTGTGAAGTACGCTTTACCTGTTTGTTCATCAACGTATAACTCAATAGTATTATCTTCTTCAAATGAACCACCAGCAACTTCTAGTGCTTCATTATATTTTTTCATTGCTTCTTCTGAATCTTCCCATTCGCCAGCTTCTTTATTGAATTGTTGTTTGTACGCTACTGCATCAAACATTGCTGAATAATCCTCTTTTGCAACTTGTAACTTAGTTGAAATTTCTGAATCCTCTACACTCACGATAACTAATTTTTGTAATTCTGACATAATAAAGTTCCTCCAATAATTTGTTTTTATTTTTTACTACTTAAATAGTATAACATACTTTCCCTAACTTGTGTACCTTATTTTCCAAATAAAATATATTTCTTTTTGCAATTTAGAAATACATTTACTGGTTTCAATCCACTACCTTCGTATACACTTCCTTTTATAATAGTTTCATCATCATTTGAAACCATGTTGAAGTCATAGAACTGATAACCTACACCATCAATCCACACTTGTTGACTAAAACTTGTCACACCAACTACCAATTCTACATCACGCTTACCGTTTAAGTCATGTAATTTCCAATCAAATAAACCCATTTAAATTTCCTCCAATGTCATTGTGTTTGCGTTATAATCCACTTCAAGATTAAATCTCTCAATTGACTGTCCGCCTTTTGCTTCTTTTACAATAATAGCCCTCATAACGTGGAACTCATTTGTTTCATATTCTACTTCCATACTTTCAACATAAAACGTAACACCATCAAAGTCAAATTCTGGGGCATTGTGTTTATTTCTGCGCTCTACCAGTTTTTTAAATGTGATACTCCCTTCTTTTAAATCCTTTGAAAAATACGTGCAACGCAATAAATCTTCTTTAATAATCATTTACATTTCCTCCCATTCAATACCTAATTTTTTAAGTTTGGCTAAATCTGATGTCTTAACCTTAATACAAGTATAACTCACTTCAACTGGTTTGTCAACAACTTTATCTTCATTTCCTGTTAAAATTACAATTTCAGGAACTTTCGTTTCTCTTACTCGTTGTTGTTCAGCTTCCAGTCGTTCACGTTCTGACTTCATTTCTTTAAATTCTTCAATAGCTTCATTCATATTGAAACCATTTCTTGAATATGCAATAAGTATTGCCATGCGGTCATCTTTGTCTGTTACCTGTTCTTTCAAGTCTGAATAGTCTTGTTTAAACAGTTCAAAATACATCACAATTGCTTGTGTGATTGTTTTTTGTGAGGTTGCTTTATTAGTTACTAAACTTCTGTTTTTTGCAATGAACTTATCAAAAGATAGCCATTGTGGCGCATTATATGAAGCTTGGTACTTATTGAAAAGTTCTTCAATTTGTAATGTACGTTCTTTTTGTTCTTGCTCGTTGAACGTTTTAATTTGTACATTAACATGTTCTATACCTTCCTTCAATACATCTTTTAATGTCTGTATTTTTTCGTTTAGTTCCTCATAAGGTGTCATGATTTCACTTTTTACCAGTTTGCGTTGTGTGTCTAGTTCTCTAATTCGTTTATTGATTGTAGCTACTAGTTTTTTATTCTCTTTGATTGTTTCTTCTGTAACTTCTTGCTCTTTCATTTTATCAGCCAACCTCTGCGCGTCATCTAGTATTTTTTCATAGTCTGCAAATTCGATTGACTGAACACCATTGGTTTTAATTGCGATTTCAAATTCCATTGCGTTCGTCCTCCGCCTTTAATCGTAACCACTTAGCTTTGAAAATCTCGTTAAATGTGAACCCCATTTTAATTAGGTCCGTTCGTTCCTCTAATGTGTTTAGTAGGTCATTTACACTATACCCATAATCTAACATTAGTAACATTTTATAACTCATTTGTTCTTGCTTTTTTTCCATGCTTCCACGTCCTCCATTGTGATTTTATTTTCATCTTTTTTAGTACGTTTTATCAGTCCTTCAAAAGTTGAATATGTTTCGCTTTGGTGTAATGGTACCACAACTGAATCTGGTTTGCAATACTTTTCTGTAAATTCTTTATGTTCGGTTGAAGCTAAGTGACGATATGAACCGTTACTAAAAATATCAAAACCAGTGTGGGCTTTTGTGGATTCATAAAATTCAATTACTTGTGGGTCATAGTTAGATTCTAACAGAAAGTAGTCTACTTGTAAAGAGTTTTTATCTAAATATTCCTGATAATCTATTGTAGTGCTTAAATCAGTTGCATATAATAATACTTCACCAGATTCAATATCTTCAATAATTAATCCATGACAGTCAACTAATTCTTCATCAGCACCATGGTAGTTCTGGATAGTTGTGAATTTCATTGTACCAATTTGAAACTGAAAGTTATCACTAAAAATAACATCAGCTGGAATTTTTGTTTTTTCAAACATTAGATTACTTACTTCTTCATTAGCTAAAATTTTAATGTTTGGAAAGTTTTCACGAATCTTCTTATAAACAGCTGGCTTGAAATGGTCACCGTGTCTGTGCGTAAATATTAAAAAATGTTTTTCATATAGTAATGGCTCTATAAATTTGTAAGGCTTACCTGCATCAACTAATATATTAAATTGATTAGTATATATTGATACTGAATTTCCTTTACTACCTGTGTAATGTACGTTCCATTTGAATGTCATTTGCTACCTCCTAATACTGTGATGGTGTATTGCGTTCAGACCATGGGTTGCCTTCTAATTCCCATAACTCTTTGCCAAGTCGTTTAGCGGTGTCCCACTTATCCTTGTCAATTGCTTTATTAATTTCAATAATTAATTTATGACGTTTATCCTCTACTTTTTTGCGCAGTGGACGCGCTACACGTTGTTTACCTTCTTGTGGGTTAATAGCCCACCCAAGGTTATTGCAGTGTGTGTTATTAACATCACCATCTTTATAATATAGGTAGCCTAGATTATCTTTGTTTAGTACAAATGATTCAGCTACTAAGTTAGCAATAAAAAATTTACGTGTCTTGTTGTGTGAGCCTTCTAATACTACATATGGTTTGCCGTTGTCATCATATGAGTTCCAGACTGTTAAACCTGTGTCACGGTCTATCACATATCCCATATTTGAAACTGCGTAACGGTTGTACGGTTCAAACAATGGTTCAAATTTTTCAATCATTCCTTTAACTCCTCTACTAATTTTTCTAATTGCTCAATGGTTAAGATAATATCATTTTCTGGGTGACATAATACCATGCTAGCCATAATATCACCATCTGGATACTTGGTTACTTCCATATATTCATGTTTGTTACCATTACAGATAAGGTGTATAGTTTTATAATTTCCAATTGGTCTATTAAATACTTCTACATTTTCCATATTACAACCCTCTTTCTTCAATATCTTCAATCAGCCAAGTTAAGTATGTTTTTGCTTTTTTAAGGTCCTCTAGTCCATTTTTGTGTTTATAACGTAATGGATATTTTAGAATATTTCCTTCTAGGAAACCACGGAATTCTTCTTTTGTCATGTTAGCTTTCATTATTTGAATTGGTTGAATACCGTTAACTGTGTAATGAATTTGATTGTCAATCAAATCTGATTCAAAATAAACTTCTACATCAGGTTCAACACCATCACATTTTGAATCATTAGTTGGTTCATATTCTTCAAATAACAATTCCATTGTTTTATGAGCTTCCTTTTCTAAATGTTTTGTAACAACATCCTCTGACTGGTTTAAGTATTCATCATATGTCATACTTTCTTCTTGTTCATCTTCAAATTCAATTTCTAATTCAGGAATAACAAAATGGTTTTTAAAAGCACTCTCTGTAGTATATGTGTGTGTTCCATCATGATATTTGACTTTCCACATTTTACCTTCCATTTTATGTGCTACACCTTTAGCCCCATTATCTTTGCGTTTTACTAACATTCCATCATGTAAAATCATTTAAATTCCTCCTAATGTTTTATAATTATAATTGTATCATATTGACGTTTATTTGTCAACACAAAACTTTTATTTTATGATATAATATATTTATAGCAAAGGTGATTCCTCCCACCTTCAACTATCTTAGGTCAACTCGTATGAGTTGGCTTTTTTTTATTTTGCATATTTTGCGATAAGTTTAAAAACTTCTTGCGCCGTTTCAATATTTTCAAATTTAACAAATCCACTTGGTACATGTTGCATCATTACTGAATAGTTATAATTTGTACTATACATATCACCAAACCCATTTGGATTGTACTTTACATCAATAAGACAACCGTTTGGGAACAATTTTCTAAACATATGCATGCTATTCATCTTTTGCCATTCTCCGTTCTTCTCGTTTTTTAACTGAATCATAGGTGCGTTTCAACTCTGTTCCATCAAGTGGTGGGTTGCACCCAATTTGGTTTACATATTGTGACCATACCCATACTTCTTCATGTTCTAAGCCTGTAGCGAACAATTTGCCAATCATTTGCGTTATCCAGTTGTTTCGTCCTCCTTCATCACTTCCAGCGATAATATCACCTAACAGGTTTGCAGTCCATTTGCGTTCACGTTTTTTGTTCTTTTTCTGAATTGTTTTATCTGTGAAAATATCAAACCATTTTACAGGTAGGTCTGCAATTGGTGAATTGTCAATCACTTCATATTTTACACCTTCAATTGTTGAACCCCACCCAACAATGTAGCGTCCATGTGTTTGGAAGTCAACACCTTCAAGTTCCTTGTGGTTCTGAATGAATTGCACATCATTATATTTTTCAGGTAGGTTGTAATACAGATGAAGCCCACCACTTGGTGTCATAACTGTTTTAGTGTCTGGTAACTCAATATCATACTTTTCGCAAAACTCTTTGAGGTTATCAGCACCACTAACACCATTATGAGTGTCAATATCAATTACTGCAATACCTGAAATTTTACCAGTTAAAATACCATAGTTACCACCTTCTGCAACCCACTTCTTCACTTCTGCTTTATCTTCACCATTAAACGAGCCAGCAACTAAAGGCGCTTTACCGTTCTTTTTAAGTCTTAATAGTTCCATTGTTTATCCTCCTATGAACATGCTACAATTTTAGCTGTTTCTAAATTATAACTATTTACTTCAATAATAAGTACATCAAGACCATGTGTGTTCTCCATCACTTCCGCCATGTAATCTTCTGCTAACTCTTTTGTAGTGAATGATTCTGATTGGTAAGCTAGTGTTTTAGTTTCAAAATCAATAACATTTACAATATACATATTATTTCCTCCCTTTATCTTATGTATCTACTATATCATGTGATATAGTAGTTGTCAATACTTATTTTAAAATATTTTCAATATCTTCATTAGTAAAGTCTTTACCATTTGTTACTGTTTCAAAAATCTTTTTCTCCGTTGGTGTTTCAGGTACAATGTGATAATAAAGTGGTTTCTTTGTTTGACCATAACGGTCTGTGCGTGCCTTGGATTGTTCATAGTTGACTGATTCTAAAGGCATTGAATTGTAAATTGTCACATTTGCAATAACAAAATCATTAATGCCTGTAGAAGCGGATTTGTAGTGTGCTAACACAACACCGTTGTATTTACCTTTAAATACTTTTAAGTCTTTGCTAGCGCCATTATATTGACTATATGGACGTTTTAACTTGTCTAATACTTGTTTCAACATTTCAAGTTCCACATTGTAATTATAAAATATAACTATTCGTTCGTTGTTATGTGTTTCTAAAATAGCCTGTAAACGCTCAAACGGTTCTTTACTTACTTGTTTATTGATTCCTAGCAAGAAACCATGTGACACACAGCGCATTGCGTTAAATAGTTTACTACTATTATCTAATTCAATCACTTCACCGTTATCCGCCTTGTACATGCGATTCTTTTTCAATTTAGCATACATAGCTGGCTTTTTAGTCTTATACACAAAGTCCTCTGGATAGTAATCTTTATCACGTGTGAAACGCACTGCAACGCTATTTATCATATCATTTAATAAATGCTCGTTCTGATAACCTACAATTTGCATGAAGCGCATTGAACCTAACTGACGCATTTGTTTAACTACAAATAGTTGCTCAAACTCTTTTTTAGGTTTTCTAAAAACATTAAGCATAAATAATTGACTATAGTAGTTTTCAAGCTTTCCATTACTAACTGGTGTTGCTGTTAATAGTCTAACATACTTAGTTTTCTTTGTCAACTTCATTACAAACTTTGTAACCTTAGAACTAGTTACCCCCACTTTATGTGCTTCATCCACAATTATGAAAGTATCTTCATCAACCCACTTCAATAATTCAGTGATACGCCAAACACTTTCAAAACTGATTGCTACTTTATTTGATTCAGCTAATAACTCTTTATTTTTCTTTGTTCCTAAATTCAATGGTGTAATATCAATACCCATTAATGCACCATCTTCTGCAAAGTCTGCAACTTTAGGTGCTAAACAGATAACTAATAACTTACTGCACCCAGATTGCAAGTAGGCTCCTAATGCAGTGAATGTCTTACCTGTTCCAGCGTCAGATAAATCGTAAGGGTGTGTATTCCATTTTTCAATACCTTCAATTTGCGTTGGTAATAGTTCAATTTTTCCAATCTTAGTCATATAGTACTTCCACCTTATCATCTTTAATATCTGGTAAATCTGGTTGTTCATAATTGAAATAAATATCATCTGCACCATAGTACACTGCACTTTCCATGTTATCCAAATAAAGTAATAGGTCCTCTAAATCATCAAGCGTATCTCTTAATAGTAAACCATATCCGCCAGCACATCTAACTTCCTGTAAGTATCTAATTTGTAATGGGTCTGGTTGGTAGTTACCAGTTTTAAGCTCTAATGCAATGAAGTAACCACTATAACACGCTTCAATATCTGCACGTCCCACACGGTCATATATGGTTGCTGTGTTAACATTTACAACCGCTCCTTTTGATTTCAAGTATTCTACTACTTCTTTACTAAATTTAGCTTCTTTTTTCACGTGCTGAACCACCTTTTTTAGACATACGTTGTGCAACCTCTGTTAGTTTTACAATTGCTTCTGGTACTGTATGTCCTTTTTGTTCCATCATTCCCAACAATCCTAGTGTAGAATATAATGCGTATTTTTCCAACTCCTTATCTGTAACACCTTTTTCATTTAACTTGGTTTCCATATCCGTTAATAATGTGTCAATTGCAATAATCCGTTCTGTTTTCATTTTTATTCTTCCTCTCCAATTACTAATTCAATTGCGCCCCACGATTCATTGTAACTGATATTCAATACTTTTGTCAACTCATCATACTTTCTAAATAATCGTTCTACTGACTTGTCACTTGTTGTGTCAATTACTAATGCAGTCATACCATTTGATTCTTTCACTACTAAAAAATGACTGTCAACCACTTCGTATGCTTGTAATAAATTCATTTTAGTTATCCTCCTTGAATGTTTGAGTTGCTAAGAACGCTAATACGAATGATATAGACCATGCTATCATTACAGCATCCCTTGAACCTGTGAATACGATTGTAAAGATACCTACTAAAAATGCCACCAATACAGCTGTTAAAACTTCTAAATTTTCATTCATCTTATTTTTCCTCCAAGTCGTTAATTCGTTTTTCTAATTCAATAATTAATTGTTCATTGTGTAGTGTTTTAGTGATACTTGATACTTCAATACCTGAAACTTGTTTATACTTCAAAATAATATCTTGTTGTTGGTCATTCAAACCTTTGTATAACCCTAGTTCATCTTTTGTTTCTTCAAGTTGTTCTTTCATATCAGTTATACCCATTGTTGCGGTTGAACCAGCGACAATGAATCCACATACTAATCCTATAATTGTTCCTGTATTTCTACCCTTCATTATTTGTTTACCTCCATTACACTAATTGTTAATACTGCTACTAAAGTTAATAATGTTACTACTAATGTTGTTGTCATTTTAATTTCCTCCTAATTGATTATATACTTAGTATAAATGATTGTCTTTATTTTGTCAAGTGTTTTGGTAAATTAATTTTTAAATTTTTGTCATATCGCCTTGGGTCAAGTGTCTTGTGAACGTCATCTACTTTGTTTAGATAGCTTGTAATTACTTTACCACTTAATAGTGACACCACAATACACTGTACTTCTTTGTTTTTTGAATAGTGTGAACGTAGTAAAATGCGCTTGTCTGCGCCTGTTTCGTTGTACTCTACAATTGTACTATTTAACATGGTTTTCATTGTCATTTCATATGAAAATTTAGTTTCACCATTTCTTATTTTATCTTGTAAGTGAAAACCAATCTTGATACCACGTTTTAGCCATAAATCTTTTACAAGTTCTCTAGCGTTATATACTTGTTCAACTTCCTTGTGTGTAAAGTGTGAAGCGTGTTTCTTTACTTGTCCTTGCGTTTTCTTTACTGTTCCAATTTGAAAGTCCATTTCATATCCTCCCTTTAACTTATGTACTAAGTATATCAGTTGGGGTTGAACTTGTCAACCCCAACTGATTTTTATTTTAAATTTTCTAATACTGTTTCAGTTAGTAGAATTACATCTAACATGTTTTCTAGTCTGTCGTTTAGTCTATGTCCTTTTTCGTTATCTCCTTTGTCGTATGCTTCAATCATTTCAGCTTTTAATTTATCAAATCTTTCGTTTAATTTTTGTAATTTGTTTTCGTATTTTTCTTTAGTTGTCATTGTTTAATTCCTCCTCTTAACTTATGAATTAAGTATATCATGCGAAAAAAAGAAAGTCAACTGTTTTAGTCAACTTTCTTTAATTTATTTTTAAAAAATATTATCTGTTTCAGTGAAGTTATTACCCCATTTGATATTGGTTAGCACATACTGTGGTTTTCCGTTAACTCGTTTTTTAACTCTGTTTAATACAATATTCTGCGATTTACGTTGTAGTTCTGGCACAAACTTGCGAGCTGAAACGGTCATTAGTCCTTCATTAACTAACATATCGTTATATGCTTCTAATAATTCGTTTGTTGGGATAAATGAGTTTTCATCTTCCACGAACTCAATTTCGTTCATGTCAATAAAGTTTGCCATTGTGTCATTTCCTTGGATAAAGGCATCACGCAATTTATTTGCATTATCACTGGTCCAGAAGTGTCCTTTGGTTTCTCCATTTAGTCCAAATAGTACATTTCTATATTGTTGTAAACAGTAGCTGATAAACTCTGATTTTTCTTCATATGTGAAATTCTTTGAACGTTCCAGCCACATTGAATCTGTGGGGTTATCTCTTCCCATTGTCTTATTAAATGGTAATGTGATAATACGGCGCAAGAAACCATGTGAGGTGTCTGAAAAAGTAGGCATGTTATTAGTTGTGAAAATCATTAGTGCGTAGTTCGTAAATGTGAACTTGTTAATACCTTTGTACTCTGCACTCATAACGTCATTACCTGATAATGTTTTCAGTGTACCTGTTTGTTTAATATGCTGTGCTGGCATATCTGTTTCAATATTCACCATTTTACCAAATAATTGAGAGCTTGCGAATTTGTCATTATTACCTGACAAGCTAGCTAGTGTTGCATGACTTGTATTTGATTTTCCTACTAGTTCCTCAATAAATGCCATAACGTGAGATTTACCGTTACTACCTTCACCAGTTGCGAATACCATTGCTTGTGGGTCTTGGTTGCGGTAGAAAATACGTCCAATCAATTGGAAAAGTGTTTTTGCGTCCTCTTCTAAAATATACTCAATCCATTCAGCAACGATATTGTGCTTAGGGTTCTCAATATAATCATATTCAATTCTTGTTGTTTGGTAGTCCTCTTTCACAGTTGGCTTTAATGTGTCCTCTTTAAAGCGATATGTGCCATTTTTAAAGGCTATTTTGTTTGGGTCCATTTTGTCATTAAATGGTAAGTTAGAACCAGAAGCAAGCGCATTTTTTGCCATTCTTTGGACTGCATTTCTAAATTGGTTAGCAACCTTTGCATTTTCTGCATAATGTGGTGTGTAGACCATCATAAATTCATTGTAAAGCTTTTGCCATAAACGAGCTTCTAAATTGTCCTCTGATACCTCATAGATTTTTGTGTCATGGTTGTAAACTACTGGTAAACCAATTGTGGAACTTGCGTGTACTGGTAATACCTTAGCCATGTGAACAGCTAATGCTTCTGCGTTTAATCCATCATAGCTTGGTTCTGGTCGTTGTGGTTCTGCATTCTTAGCCGCATCTCCATTTTTGAAGTCCACTTCCCACTCTTTGTGGTCCTTTTCATACTCCTTTAGTGCTTTGATATATTGCTTGCTAGGTGTCAAAGTCTTTTCAAGCGTGCTGATAAAGCTTAATTCAACTGGTTGGTCATATTCAACTTTTTGTAATTCATTTAACATTCTTATTCCTCCTAAATATCTTATGACATTACTATATCATCTAAAAAAGAGAAAGTCAACTGCTTTATTTAACTTTCTCCCTTATCATAGCATATTTAATTTTAAAAATGTTTGTCGTATTGGTATATGCCAATCCAAAGTATTACGGTTACTAGTAAAATTACACCTAGTGCAATCCAGCCAATTGGTTTCATTACAGATAAAACCATTATAATACAAAATAGTATTACACCAAATACTATTAATAAACATACTGCGATACATGCCATCATAAATGCTTCAAATTTACTCATTTTTCCACCTCATCTAATTTTTTCAATAATCGTTTTTCATTCCATACATTTACAATATCACCAATATACTTAACATTGTATAGCCAAGTGAATTTATATGCTAAAGTGTTGTGTACATCTTTATATTCATATTCATACATTTGTGGTACACAGTTTTTTAATACAATGGTTACTGTAGCCCCATTATATGGTTCTTCAAATTTATAGTAACGTTCTGTGTACATGTCAACCCTCATTTTGCTGCCTCCTTATGAAATTTATAAACATCATGTAATCGTTCACGTAATTCACTTGATTGTTCCATAGTAATAACATCACTCATGCTAAGTCCCAAAATTACACCTTGGATAAATTTCATACCAGCGTGGTTGTGTTCTGCGTTTTCGTCATATCCTTCAATCATTTCTAAAACATGTTCAATTGCGCTAATATTACTCATTCTACTCATTTTGTTTCCTCCTCAAATTGTTGTTTCTGTTCTTTGATTGCTTTTGTGTCACACATGGTGGCTTGCTTGTGTATCCATGTTTTAGAAACCATGTGTATTTCATTGTCTAATAATGTGATAAAATAGCCACGTGTGTCTATCTGGTCAATTCTGTAAATATTTAACCCATCTGTGGAAGCCCATATTGAGCCAATAACCTTTACTGAATCACTCACTATGCGTCCTCCAATACATATAGGATTGAATCAAGTGGAATGGTGATAAATGTGTATTGCTTTTCACCATCAATATAAAGTGTTTCTGGTTTTTCCAATTTCAATAATTTTTCATCATTTTCAACCGCTTTTTCATACATTACTAAAATTGGTGTTTCTGTCTGCAAGTTTATATACTCGTTATTTGTTAGGCAAATATGATAATTAGTTTTTACTGTCATTATTTTATCCTCCCACATTTTTTGCATTTTTCATGACCGCCAATGTCATATGATTTGTATACACCAAAGGGTTCATAGTCATGTATACAAACGGTTTCTTTCCAAACTTCTTTAATCCATAAAATAAAATCACCAATCATTCCACTACCTCCAATTTTATAATACAAGATAAACCATTTATACGTTTTGCTCTACGTAACGCTTCATTATAGTGGTATGCTTTAAGGTATGCACGCTGTACCTTGTTTTCTATATTTCCATATGTTACTTTGAATGTTTTTAGCTTACTCATCTTTATTGTTCCTCCTAGTCCTCAATATACTTGATAATGTTGTAAGTTCCCCAGATTCCAATTGTTACAAATACTAAACCGAATATTGCCATGTTAGTTCCCTCCTTACTCATCTTATACACCTACTATACCATCATATATAGTAGGTGTCAAGTGTTTTATTCAAATTCTTTGATACTTTCAATAAGGTTGTTAAGTTTGCGTGCCTTTTTGCCTAAGTTAATTGCCTGTTGCTCCAAGCGGTCACGCTTTTTGAATAAGTGTTCTGCTTCCGTTGTTAGTGAGTCAATTTTAGCTTGTACACTAGACTTCAAGTCTATAGTTGTTTTAAAAGTTGGTGTTTCTTCTTTTTCAACTAATTCATATTGTCTTTCTGAGATGAAATAGTATGGATATTCATCATTTAAATAAATATAGCAATCATCAGTTAAAGTACTCTTATATTCTACAATTTTATATGTTTTACCAATTTCTAAACCAAGTCTTTTGTCAATGTTATGTGGTCCTAAATATTTTGTAATTTTAGCATATTTTGTCATTTCTTTTTCCTCCAATTTGTTTGTTGTTATCTTATACACCTACTATACCATGTGATATAGTAGGTGTCAAGTGTTTTACTTAAATTCTTTTAAAATTTCTAGGGCTTTTTTCGCTTCCTTTAGTTTATTGATTTTATCACGCAATTTAACTTCCTGTCTATCCATTCGTTCCATTTTATCAAATATATTTTGACGTTCAACACTTAGTACTTCAATTTTATCATTTAGCCGTTGTTCAACGTCCACTGTGATTGTTGCGGTTGGTTGTTCAAAAATTTCAAATTTTATTTTAGCGTATTTGTCATTCATGCAGTATAGAATATAATAACTTCCGTTTTCTTCACCATCATTATCAATAATACATTTATTTGCTACTGTATAAATACCTCCTTTAGTCCACCAATCGAACCCACCATCTTGTGTGCAAATTAATTTCATACCGTCTTTTAAGTCGTTTTCCGTGTATCTCATTTATTCTTCCTCCCATTCGTTGATTGTTACTAAACCAATTGGTTGTAGTATTGGTGTGTCATTACCTAACCATTCAATAAGCCGTGTGCTTACTATGCGTCCGCCATATGTCTTAGTGGTGTCAATTTCAACATTGCGTAATTGATTTGCTTTGAAAATCATACTAACCTCTCTATCATGATAAATGACCGCTTCATCATATGATTCAAATAAACGATATTTTGTTAAGTGTCCTATAAATGTTGTCACCATGTATTGCATTTATAATTCCTCCAATTTGTTTGTTGTTATCTTATATACTTACTATAACATGTTGACATTTATTTGTCAACATGTTATAGTAAATTTTTTTTTTTAAATTATTTTGTCAGTTTGGTAAGTTCTTTTGTCAATTCTCTTTCTTCTTTGTTGTATTACTCAATTAAATATTTTGTCACTTCTTTTTCCTCATCATTTAATAATTCAAATTTTGCCTTTGCTACACCATTTAAATATTGAACAATATCAGTTACCTCACGTTGTCCGCCTGTGTCTGATTGAATAACCAACAGTCCCATCATATTTTTAAATACTTTATAAACCTTTCCTGTCGTCCAATGTTCCCAACCGCCGTTATCTGTACATCTTAATTTCATACCAGCTTTAATATCATTTTTGTTATACTCTTGCATATTCCTTACCTCTTTCTTTATTTGATATATTTAGTATATTACTCTTTTTCCATTTTGTCAACACTTTTGTTCAAAAAAGTTTTAAAGAATTTCAATATATAGATATGAAGCTGGTGTTGTTGAAATACTCATTACCTCACGTTCAATGTGTGGTGCAACTTTCTCATATTCTTTAGTATATTCTAGTTCTTCCGATTCTGTGAAAATACAAATCTGTTCTTCTGTTCCGTGTTCTACTAATACCACTGTTCTTCCATATTCAACATACATCAATAATAGTCCTAGTGTAATCATTCTACACGCCCCCAAAGTTCTTTGATAGTTTCAATCACTTCTTCTTGTTCAGCTTCAACTTTTTTACTTACAGTAATTAAGCCAGCCATTAACATGTAAATCACTTCTGCTTCATCTGCTTTTTTAATATTAATAGTTAAGTCTTTGTTTTCATCAAGTGTTAGTAATACTTTGTTTGTCATTACTCATTACCTCCTTTAAATACTTCATCATATAATTCTTGGATTGCTTCACGTTTCACTTTTAACATTGCAATCTGTGCTGATATTACATTACTTGGCTTTCCTATCAAATGTCCTGACAAATGACCAATATCCATATTGTATTGAATAAGTGTTCGTTGAAATGTTTTTCTAATCTTAGTGAGTTCATCAATGTTGACCAAGTTAAAATTTGAATCCCAAAATTGATTTAAGTTGTGTTCTAAGTCAAATGGTGTTGTTCCGTATTCTAATATGTCACCTTCATCACATTTAATATAGAAACCTGTTTCATTCTTTAGAATGTCATACTCTTTACCTTCTGTGTAAAATGGTTCTTGTGGGTGGCTACTTGTGCATTTCATTTTTAAATCTTTGTATTCTGTCATTTTAGGTCCTCCTTAATTCTAATTAGTGTTACAAAATAATCAAAGCTAATATCTAACTCTTCCTGATTATTATAAATTAATTCAGTTGCTTTGTCAAGTAAAATCTGTACCTTTTCTTTTGGTGTACGTTCTTTCTTTTGTTTTGGTTCTGGTTGGTTGCATACTGTAAAATGTGAATACCATCTCTCATTTAGTTCATATAACAACCCTTCAAGCGGTGAAGTACTAGCATCATGTAAGTATCTTGTTTTTATACCATCATCAGTCTTAATGTAAAAAGAATTATCCCAAGTATCATTATAAATCTCATATGGTCTTCCTAATGTAAATGGTTCGCCTTCTGCTACGTATGTGCATTTAATTTTTGTTGTCATTTTTATTTCCTCCTTAGTTGTCTATGAAACCAGTGTACTATACGTTCTTTAGTTTGTCAAGTCTTTTGTGTAAATCTTTTAATTTTTCACCATAACGTTTCATTATTCCATCATACTGTTTTACATACTCTCTATAATCTGTCATGCTATCTTGAGTATAATAGAAATTCATATTATCAATACAATTGTCTAAGTCCTCTGTGAAATTGTCCTGTGTGCTTTTAATTAGCTGTTCAAGCTTTTGTACTTCAGTTTCTTCTTTATGTTGTTGTACTTCTTTTTCAGTAATAATGTAATGCATACCATCATAGACAGTGTATTGTGCCAGTGTTTCATCATCTCCCATTTGGTCCAAGTGTTCTTGTAGTGCTACCTCTGTGTGAAATATGTGTGCTTTACGTTTAATCATTATTGTTCACCCTTAATTAATAGTTGAATACGTTTGTTACTTATAATATACATCCCAATTACTTCATTGTCAAGATATTTGACTAATGTTTTATATGCTGGTCCATATTCAATGTATCGTCCACGTGCTTCATATTCAAAACGTAATGGTGTTCTGTCTTGAAAAACCAGTGTGATTGTTAGGTCATTGCTGATAATGTTAATCATTTCTCTTAATTTCATATTATTTCACCTCTCTATTTTTGCAATAGCGTTTCATGCTTTGTATTTCTGTAATACGTCCGCTGATACGTTGAATGCGTTGCGTCATGTTTGCTACAATTACTTGGTCTACATATGCATTAGATAGTTCTGCTGATAGTCTTTCGCAAGCGTCCTTTTGTTCACAAATCAATTCTGCTTCTCTTTCGTTTAATAATTCTAACATGTTTATTTCCTCCTAAATTGTTTTTGTTTGTTGTGGTTTACATTTATTATACTAAACCATGTTGTGTGATTTGTCAACACTTTTGTTTAAATTTATTGAAACTAATTAAAAATATGTGGGTGTTCTCGATTGTGTTCTTCATTGAAGAACATGGTTCAGCCTTAGAGCCACAAGGGATTGAACCAATGTGTTCTTCATTGGAGGTCTGTTTACTACTCACGTACCAGAATTATATTTTATATTATATATTTTTCTACAGATAGAGTAGAATATAAGAAGAACATCGAGAACACTTATAATAAAATAGACTAAGAATGTTGGTTTATCAACGTTTATAGGTGTTCTTCATTGTAACACTTGGTTACTTAAACAGAGAACAAATCGAGAACATCAAGAACACATGAAGAACATTTCATACTGGTTAATGATTAATCTATTCCCTAAAGTACAAATAAGTATGATATAATATAGAAGTAAAGTAAAACATATTAGGAGGAATCATAATGAATAAAGAACTAGGAAACATCATTGCAATTGTATTGGCAACTATCTTAGCACTTGGTTTGTTAGCACTGAACATCTACATCTTATGGATTATTGTAGGAGTATTGTTTGCAACAGGTCACACTGTAATCGCATGGTTAGTTATTGTTAATATTGTATTTAGTGTACTATTCAAAGCAACTAAACGAGGTGATAAGTAATGCAACACGAACTATCAAACAAGACAGATAAACAGTTATTAAAGAGTAACAAGGTGGACCTAGTGGCATACATCAGAACACTAGAGTGTACACTAGCCACATATGTTAACAATGCAGTAGAACCATTAGATAGTGAAGGTAATGTATATGATAGTACACAACCATCTATCACTGAACCAACACCACACCACTTGACATCATATACCTTTAGTGATACAGTAACTAAGAAAGACATATACTCGTTCTAATGTATAAGAAGTGCAAGGTTGCTTTATGTAGAGAATATGTAAAGCAACCAGAGGTCTACTGTGCTAAGCACAAAGGTAACACAGCCACGCAATACAATAAGTATGTGCGAACTAATCCACAGAACAAAAGGTATGCAGAGTTCTACCAGTCAGGTGAATGGAAACGAATGAGACAATACAAGTTAAGTATCAATCCAATGTGTGAAGTATGTGAACGCAATGACCACACCAAGACGCTTGCCACTATCGTCCACCATGTGGAGGAAATACGTACACCAATTGGTTGGGAAAAACGTTTAGATATTAATAATTTAGAATCAATTTGCCAATCCTGTCACAACAAAGAGGACCACGCTCATTCCTTTAAAAATGCAAGTAGGGCTAACCATAAATAATTTTAAGGGGGATAGCGCCAAAACGGTGGGGATGGTAGCTGAAAATTTTAACACCCCCCGCCAAATTTTTTGTGGCTACAATCGGAGATTCCTTCTTTTCACACAGAATTCTAAAAACGAAGTTTCAAAACAGCCTTTTTCCCTCGTAAAAAACGATTCAAAACTGGTTTCTTTTCAATAATATCAAACGTTTCACGCATTGTTTCATAATCTCACTAATACGAATTTCTTCCCTCATAAACAGCACAAAACCTGGTTTCTCAAACAACAGTTTTTGTGCTATAATATTGTTAGGGACTTTTCTTTTAAACTAAAATATATAATGAAAGGTAGGTGACAAAGCCCTATGCCAGCTCCGAAACCTATTATGGTAAAAGATTTACGCACACAACAAACCAGAGCATTTAAATCACAGACTGAGGCAGATAGATTTTATAATAAAAAATCGGGCTATTTTTAAGGACGTCAAAACTAAACTAGGTGGTAAGAATCACCATTATGAAATTATTGAGGTGGTATAATGAGTGAACAGTGGTCCAAAATAAATGGATATGATGGATACTTAATTTCATCATATGGTAATGTCGCATACAATGACGGAACAACTAAAAAGCCACTAAAGCCATACGCAAAAGATAATGGATATTTGAATGTAGACCTATATAAGAATGGTCAAAGAACTGGTAAACGAGTTCACATCTTAGTTGCGGAAGCATTTGTAAAAGGTAAACAAGACGGACACACAGTAGACCACAAAGACCGCAACAGACACAACAACAAAGCAAGTAACCTAGAATGGAAATCAGTATCAGACCAAAATAGAAATAGGAAGAGTTGGGCAAAAGGTGGTGAATAAAAATGGGTAGACCAAGAAAATTATTAAATGCCCAAGTTGGCAACCTTACACAAGAGCAACAACACCAACGAAAAAAGGAAGAAGAAAAGTTAATGAACTTTGAGAAGTTAGACTTTTCATATTATCCAGCTGGCTTGTTACAACAAGCTTATCATGAGTGGGAACGTATTTCACACTTTATTGGTGACCTACCAATTTCAGAACTTGACCAACAAGCAATGGTTAGGTATTGTAATTATAGTTACCTATATTCAGAAATGGCTGAACAAGTTGCATATGAAGGAGCTTTGACAGAAGATGGAAAGCTAAACCCTAAAGTAACGGCTATGAACTCTTATTCTAAGGAACTAAAAAGTGCAACAAATGACTTAGGTTTAACTATAAATTCAAGATTGAAACTGGTAGCACCAAAAGAAGTTGAAGATGAATCAAAAGACCCATTAGGTCAATTGCTTAAAATGCGTGCACAAGGATAGTAAAGTGTGATATAATGTATTCACAAGAACACATAACGCCTACTAATATTCAAGGATATTATGCGCACCATATGTGGCAAACGCCTTCCAGATGATTTGTAGATTAGAATAATATTGGGCAGTATTATTCAGCCGCAACGTTGCGCACCGTTGCGAACATGTTAAAAATGGTGTTGTGAGGAACGATGCGTTTGAGAGGTCCGCCAATCAAACGACAACACCAAAAGACTTAGGTAAGTTTGTTATCCCCTTTGGATAAACTCATGACCTAAGTCTTTTTATTTGTGCTATAATAGAAACAAGGAGGTATACATATGAATAATATAGATTTTGTAGCTGACTACATCAATTATATAAGAGATAATCAAATACCAATAGGTAATAAAATCAAGCAAGCAATTAGACGTCATGAGAAAGACTTAGAAAAATCAAAAGACCCAGCTTATCCATACTATTACGACCCAAAAGAAACATATGAACCAGTGGCATTTATTGAAATGCTACCAGACCCTAAGACACGTAAGACAAATAAACTAGCTAAGTTCCAGAAGTTTATTGTAGCATTAATCTATGGTTGGCGCAAAAAGAGTAATAAAATGCGCAGATTCAGAAAAGTATATATCAGTTTAGCACGTAAAAACGGTAAATCAATCCTGGTTGCTGGTATCTCATTGTATGAGTTTATCTTAGGACAATATCCAAAAGCTTCAAGACAGATTGTAGCTGGCGCAAATACTAAAGAACAAGCTGGAATTGTATTCCGTATGTTAAAATCACAGCTTAAAGCATTGAGAAATTCAAGTGATAGTGTGCGTAAAATTACTAAGGTAAACAAATATGACATTGAACATTTAGAAGATGAATCAACTGTTAAACCTTTAGCAAGTGACGCAGATAGTTTAGACGGACTAGACGTACTTTGCGGTGTATTAGATGAATACGGAGAAGCAAAAAGCACAGCATTAATTGAGGTATTAGAAAGTTCACAGTCACAACAACCACAAGGTTTGATTTTGATTATCAGCACAACAACTAAAAATCTTAATGGACCAATGCACAGCATAGAATATCCATTTATAACTAAGCTATTAAACGAAGAAGTTGAAGCAGACGCATACCTTGCTTTATGTTGGGAAATGGATAGTATCAGCGAAGTTGACGACCAAGCCAATTGGATAAAATCAAACCCACTGTTTGAGAATACACAATTGTATGAAACCATGTACGAACATAAGGTTAATTCATTGGCAGAGTACAAGGCAAAAGGAGACATGAGTGGTTGGCTAACTAAAGAAATGAACTTCTGGGTACAAGCTTCACAAGATAGTTTCATGGATAAAGAAAGCTGGGACGCAATCAAAGCAACAAAAGAATATGATATTAGAAAACGTCCTGTATTTATTGGAATGGACTTATCACGAACAAAAGATATAACGGCGGTTAGCTGGATTATACCAATTGCAGAAGAAGAGAAGTTACTCGTAAATACACATGGTTTCATTTCATCAATTGGAGGTATTGAAAAGAAAATTCAAGAGGACAAAATACCATATCGCCAATATGAAAATGAAGGTATCGTTTCAATTAGTAAGTTAGAATCAGGATTGATTGACCATGCGGACATGTGCGACTGGATAGTTGATTTTGTTGAAACATATGATTTGGACCTACAAGGTATTTTCTATGATGGTCACCAAGCTTCACAATCAGTCTTGCGACTAGCGGAAGTTTTCGGTGAACGCTATCTAATTGAAGTACCACAGCGGATACAGTATTTAAACGCACCTACTAAGTATCTAAGGGACGCAATATACAAAGGTGATATAATACATCAAAACAACCCACTACTCAATACAGCGATATATAATGCGTATATGAAAGAGTTTGCGGACAACATAGCAATTGAAAAGAAAATGAACCGCAACAAGATTGATTCATTGGACGCTTTAATAAATGCAATGAGTGAAGCAATGTATTATGACTTTGGATATTCAAGTTTTGAAAACATGTTAGAGCAAGGTACATTTGGCTTTGGTGTTTAAGTAACACCCTCAATATAGGGTAAACATGATATACTATAGGAGTGGTAGAGATACTAACAAAAAAAAAAAG